TCATTGGTGATGGAATGCAGCCCGCGAATGACCCGCTCCTGCTCCTGCTGCGCCAGCGCGGCGCGGAGGGCGTCTTGGGCTTTCAGGACATGGTAGGGTTCGCTTAAGCCGTCCAACGCCTCCAGCGCCTGCTGGGCGGCTTCTCGTAGTGTGCTCATACCTCACCATCCCTACGCATCCAATGCGCCTTGTGTCGCAACGTCTCGCTGCTGTCGTTTTCAATGGCCTCCGCAACCATGTCGAGGTAGTCGGCCATCAACTCTTTGGTAAGCCAGTGAGGCCCCTGCTCCTGCTGCGCCAGCGCGGCCTCCAAGGCGGTGATGGCGGCAAGCACAAGGTCGAAGTCTTCCGCCTTTGGTTGCCTCGGCGTGTACATCTTTCCCAACGCCCGCAGCGCCTGCTGGGCGGCGGTTCTCAGGTCACTCATGCCTCATCCTTCACGTAAGCGTTCAGACGCTTGATCTTCGCCTCGTAATACCTCACGAGGCCATCCGCGTATTCCCTACTAGACTGCGCCGACAGCAGGCCGCGCTTGGCGTCCTCCAGCTCGCGGGCGGCGAGTACCAAGGCGGCGGGTGGCGTGAACCAGCCACGGACGATTTCCCACGCTCTCATGCTCTGCTCTCCTGACTGTGGCGGCACCGGGCCGCGTATTCCCACACACTCGCGGCCTGGATGATCTCCGGGTTCTCGGCCTGCACGCGGCAGGTCTGCCACTTCGCCCATCTGTTGCAGGCGCTGGGCTTCACGAATCCGATCACGCGGAGATTCGACAGATACGTACGGGCCGAGGCCATCTGAACGCCGAGTTCGACGGCCAACTGCTGCGCGGTGCATGGTTCGAGACGCTTGACTGCCTCGAGGGCGTCGAGCATGCGGGGGGTTACGTGCGTGGCGTTCATGCTGCGGCCCACGTAAAAATCCACCAAGCCAGGCCGGTGCCGATGGCGATGGCCAGGGCGATGTCGGCCAGCGGGCGGCGCTGCGGCCGCTGCTCGCGGGTGTACGGGTGGCGGTCATACATGGCGGTTCCCCTCGTATCGGGTACGCATCTCGTTGAACTCGTCGGCCACGCTACGCGCAGCCTGCTCGGTGCGGCAGTCGGCTACCACGGTCATGGCATCGACGCCTGCGATCTGGCGCACGACGAGCCAGCGCTCGCCCACTTTGCGCACGCTGTACGGCCCTGCTGTGGGCTCGGTGGTGATGTCAGATCGGATCATCGGTGGCCTCCGGGGTCTGGGCGTCGCGGATTTGCTGGGCGCGTTGCTTGGCGGCGTCGGTGGCCTCGGCGCGAACGTCTGGGTCCAGCGTGCGGATAGCGGGGCGCAGCGCGTTAAGCTCCTCCACGGTCTGCGCGGCGTCGATCTGGCGCATGACGGCGGTGAAGTCGGCAACCTCGACCACAGGCCCCATGTCACGCGGGACGGGAGCCGGTGCGTGGCCTGCGTCCTCTGCCTCCTCTGGCGTGTAGGTGCCAACCACCACGCCGGGAAACACCGTGCGGATGCCTTCGCTGATGCAGCGGGCGCGGAGCATCTGGCGCGGGTAGGACTTCCATGTCGGGTTCTTGGTCAACCCTGCGGCGGTCGCCATCTCCACCGTCCAGGCCACCTCGACGCTGCCGCCCTGCGGGTGGGTGAACGTGCCCGATACGCGGCGCTCGGTGTATTCGCCCCAGCGCACGCTGCCGCCTGCGGTCTGGAACCGGGCCAGCATGGCGTCGGCCTTCAGCGTGGGACGGCCGTTGATGACATGGTAGTCCCGGGCCGCGATGGCGGGGTGCAGACCCTCGGCCTGCGCGATGAGCATGAGGGCCATCGCTTGGTCGGCGGTCTTGACGCCGAACAGGCCCGACTTGGCGACGGCCAGGGCCATGCGTTCTACTTGGTCTACGGGAACGAGAGCGGTCATATGTGTGACTCCGGTGGTGGGTGACTAGAAAGAGGTCTTCGCCTGCAGCTTCTGCACGATGGCATCGACCTCGCTGAGGAACGTGATGATCTCGCGTTCCAGGCCCGCGATGTATTCGGGATTACGCTGAACCCGCTGGACGTACAGCTGCAGGTCGTCGGGCATGCGCGGGTCAAACGACACGAAATCGCACCACTCGCGGCCCGTCAGCCACATCTGGCCTTGAACCTGGGCCATGTGCTCCTCTGGCATACCGTTCAGCCATGTCTCGAGATGCACGGCGCTGTTGTAGGGGCACTTGATCTCAATCAGGCCATCGGACGCCGAGCCTGTGGCGGGACTGCGCTCGGTGACGAGCCCGTCAGGGCTGCAGCCCACGGCCAGCGTCGGATGCTGGACGAAGCCGACAGCCTCGATGCTGACGAGGTGCGCCTCGTTGTACGCCTGCAGCGCGAAGGGCTCCTGATCGGTGCCCCACTGCATCGCTATCGTGCGGGATACCGGCGCGGGCTGGCCGGTCAGGCGTTCGATGACTTGCTGCCAGAGGTATTTCTGCCCGTCTGCGCTGCGCTTGCCTGCCTTCGTGCGGTCGATGACATGCTTAAACCCGCTCGCCGTGACCTTGCCCACGCGAGCCTGCAGCCACTCTTCGGTGCGTTGCTCAAGGTGCTCGGTCATGCGGTTTCCTTGGCAAGAGCGACGGGCTCAGGCATCTCGATGGCGAGGTCGGCCATCGTCTGGCCGAACAGGGTCAGTCGGTGGCAGTGGCCGTCCTTGTCGGTGATCTCGATCACGCGGCTCCAGTACGGGCCGCTGAACTCGGCCACGCTCATTTTGGACTCGTGGGCCTTGATGCTTGTGATGTGGTGCATCATCAGGTGGGTGGTGGTGGTCATGCTGGGTTACTCCTCGTTGTAGGTGGGGTTCGCCGCCTCGTACAGCTCGGCGCTGCGTTCGGTAATCTCGTCCTTGCGGTCTGCCTGGAAACGATCCCGCAGGAACATCCGCGCAAACGTCGCTTGCCGGTCGGTGCCGGTCATGATGCAGGCCAGCAGCACGGCAACGGGCGCGTCCTGCAGCTGCGCGTCGGAGATCAGGTGCGTTTCGACGGGCTTGCTGCTGGCGTCGTCGTTGCAGACGTTGCCCAGCCAGTCCACCACGGCGGCGGCGGTGCTGGCGATCTGCTCGGCGGCGATTTCGTCGGCCTCCCACTGGGCGAGGCCGTCGTCTTCGATGCCGATTTCGCGCTGGGGGTCTTGGTCGTGGCCCATGTATGGGCCCCATGAGGGTCCGTAGCCGGGGCGTAGGGTGGTGTAGTGCATGGGTTTGGTGTCCTGTGGTCAGGGGTTGAGAATCAGAGACCCAGCGCCTTGCGGGCGATGGCGTCGCACTCGTCGGCGTCCAAGTCCATGCCGAACGCGGACTCGATGTTGTGGCCCAGCGTCTCGACCGTCCAGCCGCCCCGGGCGCGGAGGCAGGCGCGGGCGTGCTCCATCGCCTCGCCGCGCAGTGCCACCGTGTCGGCATCGCTGGCTTCCAGCAGGGCCATTGCGGATGCGCCGTGCATGGCTTGGGCCAGAGGAGACTGCAGCACGCCGGGGTACTTGGCTGCGACGAGGGCTCGGACTTGATCTGCGGTCATGGGATGTTGCTCCTGTTGCGTGTCGGGGTGACACTGGCCTGCCGCTGGGCAGGCCGCTGGCACCGAGGCTCAGTAGTCTTCGCCAATATGTGCGGGGCGTGCGCCTTGAAACTCGACGTTGTAACCATCAAGGACAAAAGGGCTTTCGCCCTCGTCTTCCTTGCTGGCCTTGAAGGTTGCTGACGCTTGCCCGAAGTCTTGGTTGTTTGCCTTGTACTCGGCGCGGGCTTCCTTGATCGCGGAGGCGCGGTCCTTGGCATACACCCGAGTCGTGTACTCGCGGCAGTTCCAGCTTTCGGCCTTCGGGGTCACTGTCACGGTGTAGTAGCTGTAGGGCATCTTGTTGCTCCAGTTGCGTTGTCGATGTCGCAATCATAAACGATCCGTTTACCCGTCCGGGCCAGTATCCGACAGAATTGCATGGTCTTATCCTCGCAGGCCGCTACGCAGCCTCTTCCCATCCCTATCCACACCATGTTACAGTCGCACCCCATGACGATATCACCCCCACTGGCTCACAGC